CCTGCGGGGGCGGCGTTGACCACGACGGCAATTGTCGCCTTGACATTGGGCGCAGTTGGTTGCGTCTTGGTCAGGCCACCGGCCACCGACGGGTTGTAGTACAGGATGTCGCCGTCAGCCCAAGTCTCACCGACTGGTGCACCAGTGGTGTTCCAACCCCGAACATGCCCAAACGATGCAACAAGACCAAACCCGTTGTTTGCGATGTTTTCGGCGGCAATGCCCATCAGGTATTGACCATCGGTCAACCCAGTGGCCGGAGCACCCCGAATCACGCCGCTGGCACCCACTGCGCCAGTGAACATGATCAACTGACCCTTAGTGATGGCGCTGTCAGCCTTGATGTAAAAATACTGCGACTCGCCAACTTGCTGGAGCACGTTGGCGGTCATCTGGATGCCCAAAGTTGTTCCGCCGTCCCACGCCATAGTGCCGACGCTGGTCGGTACGTGTTCAGGCGTGGGGTCGAAGATTACCCACGGCACGTTGTCTTGCTGAAGCTGACTCATCGTGCCCAACTCAGGACGCACCTGAAGCGCGAGGGCGTTGACCTGTTTTTGCAACTCGGCGATCTGCGCCAGCAGTCCGTCTTGCGAGGGAGTCAGGTCACCAGCAGCCCTGTTGATGATGGCGTTGATTTCGTCAACCGTGAGGCTTGGTGGACCCTTTTGCAAGTCGCCCAGCGACACCTCGCTGCCGCTGGTCAGTTGACTGAGCGACAGCAGGAACAGGTACCACGGCTGCGAGACAAAACCTGTCTCGGGGTTCAGGAAAGGAACCCGTGGCTGCGTGATTGGGACGCGACTGGGATTAGGCATTCGTTGGACTCAGCAGCAGTTCAGCGCCCATGATGGCGATTTTCACGGGGTCGGTGCCCGACACTTCGTAGACGCGATCACGCAGTTTCATAGTCATGCCCAGCCTGCGCCAGATGGCACGGCGATAGTACTCACCGATCTTGCCGATGCTGACCCAGTGCTCGTTGGACCATGTGTGCCCACCATCGTCAGACCAGCGCAACATGACCTGTGGGTCGCTGCCTTGACCAAGGTTCAACCCGGTGCCCGACTCGCAGTCAAGCTGAAGGCTGTGGTGCGCAGTGCGCTTGAGGTTGTTCTGGCCGGTGGGCAGTGCCCTCCACGAACGCAGCCACTTTTGGATGCTGCCGTTGTCCGAGTAGTCGTCCAGATCAAACGAGTACACGTTGCCGTTCTGGTAGTCACCCACCATGACCTTGGTGCCAAAGAACGCTTGGCAGTTGCTGCGGTGACGAGTGAAGTCACCATTGGCAAAACCAGCACGCTCATGCCACGCCTGCGTTGCGACATCGTAGACCCATGTGGTGTCCGCGCTTGGGAAAATCAGCACGTAGAAGCTGTGGCCGTCTTGCTGGTAGGTGTACCCGATTGCGTCTGACAAGTCGCCGTACTGCTGGATGTGCCACTCAATGGCATGGGTCGAGATGCGCTGGCCCGAGTAGCCGTTGGCCCGGTAGACCATGCCCTGACCACGGGCGTCCTTACCCAGCCAGAACAGACCGTTGTCCATCTTGGCAAGCGAGTAGGCGGCAGCGCAGCCCAATTCGTTGAACGCACCTTGGATGCGAGAAAACGGGAAGTCAACATTACCGCTGTTGTACCAAACCTCGATGGAGTTGGTGCCGTAGACCCACAGTTGCCCGTGATCCACAATGATGCCGACCACGCCGTCAGGAGAACCCTCGGCGCTGGCAAAATCGAGTGGGTCAACCTGTGTGCCCTCAAGCAGCGCAGTGACCCAGATTTTCTGACTGTTCGGCTCGTTGAACACGAAATAGCCGTCCAAGTAGCCCACGGTCACAGCACCGGGGAAGTCCGGGTCGGTGATCTGCTGGAACACATTGGTCAGCGAGTTGTAGATGTACGAGGGGCCGTTGCAGGCTACGAACAACTGGGTGCCGTTGTCGGCCATGCTAACAGGGCCGCTGCCTGACACGGTGCCAATCAGTGTCACAGCGTAAGCAGGTGTCACCTTGTACAGTTGACTGCCGCTGACCACGTGCAGGTTACCAGCCAGCACCCACAGCCCACGAATGGGACCGTTGCCCACCGCCACCTCCAGCTTGAGGCCGGGGGCGCGGTTCAAGAACGCAGGCTCTTTGCCAGCCTCGGGCACGATCTCGGGAAACAGGTTGACGAGTCGGTTGTCCGCAGCGTTGACACTGCGGGCCACGTAGGATGAACCGAGGATAGGCGTCTTCATCAGAAGTTACCGGCGTAGATGTTGAACCGCTGACGGTTTGCCACCACGGCGTAGGGCAAGCTCATCACATCGTATGGGTTGTTGATGCGCTTCAAGTTGCGCTTGCTGGTCATGGCGATGCGCTGCACCTGCGGGCTTGGCTCCACGCCAAACTCGGGTGCAATCTCCATTGCCAAGTTGTAGGCAAAGGCCCGCATATAGCCCGGTGGGAAGAACAACTCAGTCGCCAGTGTTGCAGGCTGCGTCAACTCTTGCACCGAGATGAAGTGCCACTCCAAGATTTGAGTGGGTCGTGGGTAGACGTACATCTCCACATCGGGGAAGGTATTGTTGACAAAGATGACCTGTGGGAAGGTTGATGTCGATGTCTTGACAGCGATGCCGTTGTATTGGTCTTGGTTGATGAACTTGATGCCATACGACACGCCGCTTGGGGCTTTGTAGTAGGTGCCGTCATCGAGTTGGACTGGGCGGTTGCCCACAAAGTCACCAGTCGGGCCAAGGGTGCGCTTGATCTCGCCAGCAGGCCACGAGAAGATTTGGTCTTGGGTGCAGAACACGGACAGACGCTCAGTGTTCCAACTGTCGATCATCTGGTTCATTGCAACCAGAGCGTCTTGACTTGTTGCCGCTGACGCCGTTTCACCTTCGGCAAGAATACCAAGCAGCCTGAGTGCTCGGTTGATCTGGTCGCCAGCGGTATAAGCCATTTCAGTTTCCTTCGGATTCGTCGCTTGCCGAAGTCAAAAAGGATGGGACTTCGTTGGGCTGTTCGACAGGTTGTTCGGTCACTTTGCGAGTCAGCTTGTTGCGAACAGGCTTTTCTGCTTTCGGTGCCGCCTCGACAGGCGTGACAGGATTGTACCGTGTCCAGCCGTTTTTTTCATCTTCGACAATCTCAGCATCGTTGATGGCAACTTTGGCACCGTGGATCGGGTGTACGAGGGTGACGTTCATTTAGTTCTCCATGTGAAAACGGGGCCGAAGCCCCGTTTTACCAGTTGCTCAAAAATTAAGCAATTTTGTACACAGTGTATGCAGCATCGCCAGTCTTGCGGAACAAGAAGGCTGCGCTGGATGTCACTGCAACTGCGACAGCAGCGTTGCCGCCATCGGTGATGCCAGTACCCATCGACAAAGTGACAGCACCCGAGGATGTGCCCTTGTTGACGATGTTCAACTGGAATGTGCTGCCGACTTTGGCGCTGGTCAGCACTGCGTCAATGGCAGAAGCTGTGGGCAGCGTGTAAGTAGCAGCAGAGGTGCTGGGATCGGCCACCAGTACGCCACCAGTGATCTGGGCAGCGGTCAAGGTAGCTGTGGCAGTAGCTGTCTGAGGAGCAGCAGCGTAGCCAAGGGTGAGTTCGTTCAGGTTGCCATCACCGAGTTGGTAACCGCCGCCGCCGTTAGGGAGTGCCATGATAATTTCCTTTCAGATAATGATTTTGAAAACAGGGGCCGAAGCCCCCGCCTTGGATTAGCCCCAGATGCGGCAACCCATTTGTGGACGAATCGTGTTGTAGCCATACAGCACGTCAACACGGCAAGGCATACGGTCGTTGTTGATGTCGTACTGACGAACAACACGCAGGCTGATACCGTTGTGAACGGCACGGCTTGCCATGTCAACGCCTTGTGGCAGCAACAGGTCAGCAGTGGCGAACGCAATGGCGTCCTTGTGGTACACCATGTTTTGTGGGTAGCTGGTCGAAGCAGCACCAACGAACACGACAGCCTTGCTGGTGGCAGGCAGGGACACCATAGTGCACAGGGCGTTACCAGCCGAGTACATCGGGGCAACGGTCACAGTGGCAGTGGTGCTGCTTGTCGAGGAAGCCAAGGCCACAAACTGGAACAACGAACCGGTGGACTCACGAGTCTGTGGGTTGGCTGCGAAGCAGTCGGCGATGGTGAACACGTCACCAACAGCGATGGTTTCACCGGAACCGACAGTCAGAG